TACTTTAGCAGCTTCTAATTGTTCACAGATTCGTCTATTTTGCTGAGCAGTGCTCATATTCTCACGTGTTTTAGTAGACATCTTTTTCCCTAATTTAACAGCACTAATTTTTGTCTTAGTCTCAGTAGAATGTTTTCTTCCCGTTGCTGCAATACTCATTTTTACCTTAGTCTCAGTAGATATTATTTTTCCTAAGTGGATAACACTTATTTGGGCCTTATGTCCAGCGGATAGTGGAGCTCTTCTTCCTCTCATTTTTGCCCTAGCCTCATCAGAATGCCTTCTTCCTAAAGGCCCATCACCACCATCAGTCATATTTGTGAGTGGATGTCCTTCATTTCTATATTCACGGATATAAAACTTCTCTCCTTCACAAGCTTCTTCCCATGTGAGATTATTTTCTATGACTGTAGCAACTATTTCATATCCATTTGAAATATGTTTGCGAATCCAATTATATATGGGAAACTTAACTCCATATCGAGCTGCTTTAAAATGTTTCTTCAGTCTTTCACCAGCAGTATCATATTTTGAAATTCCGACATAGCGCACCGTATTTGGTGTAAATGACGAAGATAAAGCATAAATGCAGGACATATTTATATTATACTATTTCTTTTTGCGTATTGTTTAATGTGCCCGATACAAAGCTCTGTGCCTTGTGCTTGCGGAGCACGACAGCGTAATTGTTTCATTTCATTATAATGTGTACAAGTTGGGACTGGTGGAATATAAGCATTCCCGGTTTCACCTGCTGGTTCTGTGCCCTCTCCTCCAAGAACGCTTTGTCTGTTAGGTAGGCTTGTTCCAACTACGGTGCCGTAAGCTTGGGTTCCAGCTAACATTTGACCCTGGAAAGGACTCTGTCTATTCGTTGTCATAATATTCTCCTTCTAAAAATTGTTCTTTCCTCTATTATATAAGCTATTTCATTACGTGGCTTTAAAATAAAGATGCCAGTGCCAGGAGACGACTACCGAAGGATGCAATCGTATTTAAGACTCCCGACACTGACAAAGCTATTTAACTATGGTTTATTCGTCAGCTGTCATGAATCCTTGACGTTGACGATTGCTGCAAGTTAACTGACCATAAGCCATGACCAAGGCATAGCGGGCATCTACGCCTGCTACTGTACCCTGTTGGAAGTCAGTGGTATTAAACCAATGACCGTTCATGCCTGTAAGCTTGAGATACTTCGTGTTAAGGAAGTACATCGGTGCATCAGCGCCGCCGGTAATAGCAAAGTCATACACAACTGGGGTCTGCTTGAACATTAAGTTCTGGAAACCCGCATTGGCCTTTGATATATCCTGGTAACGTACGTTTGGTGTCAGTAGTGACTCAAACTTTGCAAACAATGGCTCAGTGGTAACGATAATATCTGGAGTATCGTTTCCTCTTGAACAGTTGTTATAAGTATTACCCATATTGATGAGTGACAAGGTAGCACCTTGAACTGCACCAAAGGTTGGGTCCCACCAATCATTATCTGCACCAGCGGCATCAATGCCACCAACAGAGTTGCCTTGTGTACCAACAATGCCACCAATACCATTGAAGTTATCAGTGGCACCAACAGCGGTACCAAACAACTGATCGTTAAGTTCTGTCTTGATTGACAGTTCTGTCTGCTTGATTTTGGCATTAAGCAACTTTATGATTTGCTCGGTTCCACGGTTCTTAGCCTCTTCAATACCGCTGATCGCAATAGAAGCAGCCATCTGCTTCCACTGGTAATTAGCTGCAGTGATGCCCTCTTGTGGGGTTAGTGCAATTACATCGTAGCCTGAATATGAAGCAACGGTGCCGTTGGTAGCGTAGAGCAATGGCTCAACGATGGACGTACCGCCCTCTTCAATGACCACGCGGCCCTTTGCATTAAGGTGGTCTAGAAGGACGAGGTCCTTAAAGATGTTGTCAACCAGCGTTGGCTGGTAATTCTGTAGCGTTGTTGATAACAACGCATTAAAGTCGGGGTTTCCGGCCATGATATTATCTCCTATTGAATGTTAGTTTAAAGATTCAAAGTCTTCTTTGCGGCTTCGAATGCTTCAAAAACTGATTTGGGTGGAGTAACTACGGATTTAACTGGACCCTTAGAGCCACTGCCAGAAGAGACAATAGTTGCCTGTCTCTTTGCCTGTATTCGACCTTGCTCTTCCGTAAGCTTTTTATTAGCCTCGGCAGCTTTGGTATATACTTTATCAAAAGCAATCTGTTTGAAGATTGCCTCTAAATCTGTACTACCAGTCGTCATAGCTTTGGCGATGACTTCATCTGCGTTAAAGTCTTCTCCATATTTACTTTGTAGAACTTCTATAGTTTTGGTCAAGTCACTCAGAGCCTTATCTGATTCAAAGGCTGCGATTCGTTGTTCTAAACTACGGAATTGCTTCTCATTATCGTCCAACCACTCTTCCTCTACGGGATCGGCAGCTTTACCATAATGCTGTTGAAGCATTGCAAGCGTATTCGCTGGATCATCTTGCAGAGATTGCTGCAATGTGGTAGCAAATTGAACTTGTTTTCTTTGCTCGCTAAGTTCCTGTGTCTTACGGGTATAATCCGCTTGACGTTGGTACCCGGCTAAAGCCTCCTTGATTGAAACTGAAACTTCTTGGCCATCTACCTGGAGCTTGACGAATTTCTCGCCAACCTCTGTAAAATCAAAGAATTCTTGTTCCTCTTCTGGAGTTTCTGATTCTAATTCACCTGTTGTATCGATTTGTCCATCTTCGATGATGGGTTCGATTTCTTCAGTTATAACACTAGCATCAATAATATCATTCATTCGGAGTCTACCTTCTATAGTTATTCCTCTATAGAGTAGCTTAAACCGTTACATAGATTATTGCTGTTGCCCCATTTGTGCCAATATAGCTTGCAATACTTCAGGTGGAAGACCAGCTAATTCAGGCGGTAGGCCTTCAGGTATTTGTGGGGCTGGACCTGTTAAGGGGATTTGAGTTAATGGACCTTGATCTGGTGGTCCACCTGCTCCTTGAGCTTGAGCTAACATCGCCATTAATTCAGGTGGGAGTTGTTCCCCACCCTGGTCTGGTGGGAGACCCTGTGGTGGTCCACCTGCTCCTTGAGCTTGGGCTAACATCGCCATTAATTCAGGTGGGAGTTGTTCCCCACCCTGGTCTGGTGGGAGACCCTGTGGTGGTCCACCTGCTCCTTGAGCTTGGGCTAACATCGCCATTAATTCAGGTGGGAGTTGTTCCCCACCCTGTCCAGGTATACCTTCTTCAGGGAGGGGACCCTCTGCAGGTATACCACCTTCAGGCGGTAAACCACCCTGCTCTGGTGGAAGACCCTGTGGAGGAGGAGCCTGTTGCATAAATGCTCCAGGATTCTTAATACCAAACCCAGTAGCTAATACATACTCGGCTAGCTTAGGCATATTAATCAGACCGGCCTCTGCAAAAGGCATCATAGCGCTAACGATCTGTAGCGACATATCTCTACGGAAAGCTTCGTTCCTAGGGGCTGTAGAACCAGCCTCTACGGTGAAGTCAAACTCACCACTAATATAATCTTTATCAAAAGTCAACCAAATAGGTGCTGATTCGCTTCCAACTATTCTTACAGTCTGTTCACCAGTTAAGTATTGCTGTGCAAGCATTATTAAATTAGAAGCACAACTTGCTATACTATTCTCCATTTGGATTAACTTCTCAGATACTCTAGCATTGCCTGCTTCAGCAATAATTGATGCTTCGCGGGCAGTACGAGTCGTTTCTGGTATAGCTCCACGCTGATATTCTGAGACTCCTGACACACGGTCAATATCATTTTCAATCAAACTAGACTGGTTGTAGAAGTCTGGTGGGTTGATAAGAGCAGGCATTGGGACTACAACGTTAGCTAGATTCTCTCCACCCTTAACTGGAACCATGGCGTTGTCTTCATCTGAAGCTAGAGCAGCACGTCCATTATCATCGAACGCTGATTCCATAAACAGATACTTACGTGAGTAACGCTTTCTATGGTTCATCATCTGCGTACGAGTTTCATTTAACTCATACTGTAATGGCTCTATAGCTTCCAACTCACCCATTGGATAGAAGTAGTTAGGAATGTCATAGTTACGCAACATTACAAATGGATGACCAAATGCGTAAGGAATATCTGTAGGTTTAATTAAGAACTTATCTCCACCATCAGCAAAGACACACATCTTGCTAGTCTCAATATCATAATATTCATATACATCAACATAACCATCATAAATATTTATACCTGCTGCCGTAACATTATCATTAATACCTGCGCCACCAGTCTCACCATATTTTGAAACTGAGGAAATACTTACATCTTTTCTAGCTGTGGCATCATATCTTTTATCATCTTTAACTTCTTCAATTGGGCGACGAATACGTTGAGCAATCCACCTAATATCTTCCATAGAAATGGCATTGGCGTCAACGTATATATCAAATGGGTCAACACGCTCTAGAAATGGACGGTCTTCTCTAATAATAAATGAAGATTCAACTTCACCTAGTGGACCTGGATCTGCTGCTTCATCAGCAGTTTCTTGAATATCAGCAATCTTTTCTTCTTCGACAAAACGATAACCAGTTTTAACCCAGCCAAGACCAAGAATCAAATAGTCTTTAACGGCTCTTTGGAACTCTGGTTGACAATCATAATGCTGCCACCAATAGTTTATGATTGATTCAGTTACAACAGCTTTATCACCATCATCTGGTCTACGTGCATTAACATTGATTTTTGGACGACCAATCGAGATAGCTGGAGCCAAAGTGTTAATAGTAGAAAAGCATATATTGACAAGCAAACGGTCGCCATTAGCTACACCACGGTATTGTCTACCGCGATAAAGATTAATCATTCTAATCCATAGATTATCGTAACCCTGATCCTTACGATATCGTATAGAGGTATCTAGAGCCCCCCTATAATTAGCTAACTTAGTGGAATTCGACTCCCTTGCCACTTATTTACCACTTGTATATATGCCAATGTTGGCGGTAATAATTCCTACTGCAGATGCATAAGTAACTGGGTCGGCAAAGTACATACCAAACCTTGCAAGTCCAGCTATGCTACCTCTATAACATATTCCATTTCCGTCACCAAATGCAGTTGGTGTTGCACCAACTATATTAGAAATTACAGACGTAGAAGAACCATCTTCTGCACTATTTAACGACCATGGTGATGTTTGGACCCCTATTATTGGTCCTCCCCAAAATGAAATACTACCATCCCAACCTCCAGCAGATTTAATCTGTATTACGATACTATCATAACCAGCAACATCAAAAGGAAACCAATATGATGTTGGTGTCGCAGCAGTGCTGTCATATTCAAATATTTCTTGTTTAAACATTATTTACCTTTTTTCTTAGTTGACTTCTTAACAACTGGGCTACCACTCTTTTCGGCAGCTTTGTAGGCTTCTTTCATTCCCATCTTTGTATATGGAAATTTTTTACCATTTACCTTTGGCATATTATTTACCTTTTCTTATAGACTTTGGTACTAATTTATACTTTGGTGGATTAGTCGGAAGTTCCATAACTCTATAACCATTTGGAATAGTTTTTGGATAAGTTGACGAACCAGTACCACCTTCTGGTCTACGATCAGCTGATTTACCACCAGCAGAAGGACCCTTCTTACTTGTATCTTCTGACTTTGGCGCTGACTTTGGCGTTGGCTTTGTTTTATTACGCGCCTTGCCAGCTAATTTAGCTCCACTAGATTTATTTTCAGGAGCTTGTAATAGTTTACTCCCTAATTTAGCTCCAGCTTTAATTACTTTGTCATAACCACTAGCGCCTGTTTTAACTATATCGACAACATTTCCAACTGCACGTTTTGCTATTACTCCAGGAACGTTAACAACATCTTTAACTTTAATATTACCAACTTTTTCTCCAGCTTTTTGTATTGATTTAGCTCCACCTTTTACAAGGTTGCCCTGGAATTGAATATCTTTACCGATAGCATTGGCAAATGCTTTTGCAACATCCATACCCTGACTCGTAAAACTTGGATCTGCTTTTTTCTTAGATGGTGGGACTGGGGGTTTCTTAGCCATTGTTATTTACCTTTCTTCTTATCTGTTTTAATTACCACTGTTATATTTCCTAGTTTATTTTTAGTTAATACTTTTATAGCTTTAATTAAATCTTTTTTAGCTGCCTTAACAGCAGGGACATCTATCTTCTTCTGTGCCTTAGCTTTTTCAATCTTTATTTTAGCTGGTGCTTTAATCTTAGGCATTTATACCTTCTTCTTTGGCTTACGAAAATGCCAAGAAATATGTTCATCTAATTTCTCATCTACTTGATTAATTTGTTTAGCAACTACATTTAATATATCCATAACATTAGCATGATCGGCACTATTTGAAATATTAGTTTCTTTAGTTTCTTTCCTTAATTTTTGCATCATAACAACTATTGGTCCACCTATTAAAGCAACCACTATCGGAACCAGCCATTGTTCCATTAGATTAGGATGGCTCTCTGTGGGACTCTCTCTATCTCTCCTGCTTTATACCTTGGACTATCTTCCATAACTCTTTGCTGCTCTCTAGCAGTTGGCCCGTGAAAGCTTTCCTTGCCATAAGTAAAGCCGAATCGGATGTTTTTAACATGGCATGAGAAGCATTCGCCACGTTTAGTGTCATTAATCGAGTCAATTGGTGTGTCACACGTACTACAATGCATGTAAAGTCTACTCGTTTCGCTCGTACGGGTATTAAACCCTCTATTAGTAAGTCCAGATCATTACATCACTAATTGTAGTAATTCTCGGCTCCTATGAAATCTCTATAGCCCTCAACCTTAGGTTTGCGCAGATACTTCTCGAAGTAAGCCAATGTCCCCCAAGGTTTGTCCGTTTTCGGCGTCCACTCAGGCAGCCAGACGTACTTTAGACCTTGGTTAGCAATCATTAAACTCATTACACGATCATCCATCGGCGATCCCCCAGTAGAACCATTATCGTGGCGTACAAAGGTTAATAATTCGGCTAGGGTATATTCGCAGCGTAGATCTAAAACTCCATCACGAAGGTTGGCATTTAACTCATCCAACCCTAAAGGCTTAGTCAGAGTTGTTGTCCTCCAACCTAAAGATTCGGTCACTTCAGGATGGCGCTGGTTAAGCCTACGCTGTCTATAGACATTGGTATATCCAGCTTTAATCAAAGAAGTTAGCGTTGTCAAACCATGGTTGTTCGACTCAATAAGCACTAACGCTTCATTATAGAAATGTCCTAGTGAATATAATATATCTTCCCCGAACTTGTCCGGATCGACATGTCCATGCCAGTGAGCAACCACTAGCCCGCTCTTAGCATCTATGACATGGGCTGATGAGTAGTCACCCCTGGCAAGGCCTTCTGCGACGTCAGCTCCAATTGTATAACGACAGGTACCCTGAGGCAGCTGCCAAACAGATAAAGGCCCACCATTTGTACTATCAAACATATAACTGTTTCTTACATCTGAAAGCTTTTTATTAAAACCTTTAACTGGCTTCTCTGGTATAAATTTTTTTAATGCGTCGATGTCAAAAACTGGTCTACCTGAACGAATGAATGCTTCTTCAGGGTTAGACGGGTACTCTTGATGCAGCTGCCAGCTGGGTAGATCTATCTTCTGAGCGTCATACCAAGCTTGGTCTCTATCTCCATTAGCTGACCATGGATAGAATATTCCTTTAAATCTATTAGTGTTATTTTGCGAGCCTTGCCACAATTGGAAGAAGATATTACCTTCACCTTTAGCGGTAGACATGCAGATAATCCTACCACCAACGTCTGCAATAGGTTCTATTGATGCCCAGGCTTCCTCAGGGTTAGGTAGTGACGACATCTCGTCAATAATGACCGTGTAAACAGATTCACCTCTCGCTGGGTCATTAGCTGATGGCATTGACTCAATCATAGAATCATTATCAAATGCAAGTTTTAGAAGATTGTTTTGTATTAGCTCTGGTCCACTTGCTCTTAACCATTCAGGTATAAATTTATATATATATTTTGATTTTGCGAGTAGCTTTGCTGCTTCTCTTTCAGTTTTACTTAACATGATTATAAATCTATCTGGCCAGAAAAAGCATAGCCAGAAAGAGAAAGCTGCAGCTAGTGTGGAGAATCCAATCTGCCTAGCTTTGAGAACAATAACATTACGTTCAATAATCCACATACGCACTGTTTCAATTTGAGCAGGGCGCAGGTCAAGTTTAATACGACCTTTGCTAGGATGCTTAATATAGGCAAATTGACTGCAAAAAAAGACAAAGGCTTCTAGTAACTCTTCGTGGTCAGCGTCTGTTGTGCCGTCTACATTTCCTCAGATTATACTCGTTTACGAGTTCATCGAGGTTCATTAAATACCTTTCCAGAATTCCAATCCAGAGTACTTCTGTATTGTGCTAGGGAGAAATATATCTTTAGGATCTTTGCTTATCTTTTTGATTCGAGGTCTGACTCGGTGGAGGTGCTTAATGCCAGTGAAACTGTTTTCGGAAATCCCAGTAGGGTCTTCAATGTTTTGAAATTCATGATTGTATTTCTCAATCTCAAGAAAATCATAAACCTTTTCTACTT